GTTCGCCGACAGCCGCGCCCGGACTGTGAACAGGTATCCGCCTCCGTCGGTGTCGTCCGAGAACATTTTCGATTCGGTGTCACGTCCGACACCCGGGTACATGTCGATCGCCGGGGTTGTCGCGGGAACGTTCAGCCGGCCCGAGTGAAACTGCGACTCAACGTTCTCCGCGGCCAGCAGCATGCCGACGGTCCCTTCGATCTGTTCCATGGCGGCGTCCATCAGGTCAACCAGTCCGCTCACGCGAACCCCTGCTGACCCTTCAACGGCCCCAACGTGATGGCGTGCTTCAGGAACGTGTCACGCGCAATCCGGGTCGCTCCGAAATCCCCTGCGAGCTCCACGATCCCGAACTGAATCTCCTGCAGCTTCCACAACTCCGCGGCACGCTCTAGATTCACCTGGGTTGCCAACATGATCTGCCACCCGGTCAGCGCGTCAGCGTCGTCGGCCAGGTCGATGTAGCTGTTGATTTCGCCGGCAGCGGCGATCAGCACCCGCTCCGCTGCGTCAACCTGCGCGTCAGTCGGAGACCCGATCTTGAGGATGCGGAACAACTCGTCCACCGACGCGTACGCCGTGGTTTCGTCCGGGTCGGTGTTCTGGATCGGCGCCGTCGGGATCGACTCGTCGCCGTTGCCGTCAACGAAGATGATCCGGTACCACAACTCGAGGTCGTCGGATGCTAGTTCGGTTGTGAAGTCACGGGACGCAGGGTCGGACGGGTCCGCGTCGACCGGCGACAGCGGGATCGTTTCGAGCTCCGTCCACACCGTCGTGTCGCTCAACGTCGACGTGTCCGACTCCTCGATCCTGGCGTCCGTCCACGGGGTCGCGTCATACCGCGGGATCGGCGTGAAGTCCTCGAACGAAATGACCTGTGCCATTTAGCTCACGCTCCCGATCTTGTGGCGGGCGATACGGCCGGACCCCATCGCGCCAACCCGTCCGCGGTGCATCACGGCGATCCGTCCGGGCCGGTTAGCCGGGAAGGTCAGCCCGACGATCACACCGTTCGTTGTTGCGCCGAACACGACCGTGCCTGTGCTCCCGGCGAAGTGCTGTGCCGTCCCGACCGTGGTGACGTTGAACACCAGCGTCGCCGCCGAGGACCCGAACGTGTGGCGTGTCCCGACCGTCGTGGACGAGAACGCGATGGTGGCCGCAGACGACCCGAACGTGTCCTTGGTCGCGGACGTCGACGCGGCGAACACCAGCGTGGAGGACGACGACCCGCTGATGTTTCCGGCGGTGTTGCCGTCCGACACCGCGTCGAACACAAGCGTGTTCGTGGACGACCCGAACGCTTCGATCGCCGCCGCAGTCGTCGCGGTGAAAGCGACGGTGCCCGAGCTCGCGCCAAGCGCGATCCGCACACCCGACGTTGTCGCTGAAAACACCAGCGTGTTGGTGGACGAGCCGAACGCCGTCAGCTTCCCCACGGTCGTGGACGAAAAAGCGATCGTGCCGGACGACGCACCGAACCCTGTGCGGGTTCCCGCTGTCGTGGACGAGAACACAAGCGTCGACGACGACGCACCCGCTACCGACCGCGTGCCGTTAGACGTGGCGTCGAATACCAGCGTCGCGGTGGACGCGCCGAGCGCGATCCGAACCGCTGACGTGGTGGAAGAGAACACAAGCGTGTTCGTGCTCGAGCCGAACGTCAGCTTCGTAGCTGCCGTGGTTGAGTCGAACACAAGCGTCGAGGACGAGGAGCCGAAATGGGTGACCGGTCCAGCCGCGACCGTGTCCGGCCGGAGCGGCTTGTAGTACCGGTGGTCTAGCGGCCGGAGCCTGTAGACGCCGCCGTACAACTGTTAGAGCTCCTCCCAACACAGGGTTGACGACAGCGTGATCGAGTCGGTGGGTGCGGCGAGCAGCCGGAACGCGACCGGATCCGCGCCGGCGTCGATCCGGGGGCGAAGCTCCGGGGTCGGCACCCAAATGGGTCCGGCCTGACGGATGTTCCAGCCGATGATCCAAATCAGCGTTCCGCCCGTGCTCGCTGTGCCTTGCCCGTCAACCGCGGTCAGCGCGGCCTGCGAATCGTTGTCCAACGCGACCTCGGTTATGTCAGCTCCGCCGCCGCCGCCCGTCACCCCACGGTAAACGCCGATCCGTAGAACCTCTTCGGCTGCGTCACCGAGGTCGGTTGTCTGCATCATCTCCAGCCAGTGCAGAACAACGGGCCGGTCTGCCCCAGCGGTCATCATCCAGATATCGACCGCCGTGGAAACGGCCTGGGCATCCTGTGTCGCCGTGTACGTGTAACCCATAGCCCGTCTCCTATCTGACAATCATGTGTTGAATGGTCGAGAACACCGGAGCAGAACGCATCCTCGAGAACGCCGCCGCCACATACGCCACGTCGTCCGATGCGGCTGTGCCGCCGATCGCGAAGTCAGCGGTGCCAGGTGTGGTCTGCCTGATCGTTTCGCTGTAGAAGTTCCCGAGGTCGTGGTCATGGACAGTTGTGCAGTTCGCGTTAGGGGCGAACGCTGAACCGTCCGCGCCGCCGCCATACAGCGAACCAACCGCGATAGCCGTCCGCCCTCCGTACTGCAACGTCACAGACGGGTTCGCCTGATCAGCGGACACACTGTCCGAGTCGATCACTTCCACGCCACCGCCGCCGGACGTAAGCGTGATCGCCACGAAATGGAAATCGTCGGTGGTCGCAGACGTCAGGTCAATCGACAACGTTTGGGTCCCAGTCGGAACCGACTTCCCGAGGAACCAAATTTCAGCGGCCCCCGGCTCCGTCGCCGTGTCCGTCGCGCGAACCACACGCGACATGGACACCCCCCCATACGTGACCGTCGATATGTGATCGGTAGACGACGTGCCATGCACCGCCGTCAACACAACCGCCGCAGGCGTCCCCGCAGGCGTGTGATCAAACGTGTACGGGTCAGTAGTGGCTGTCCGCACGCTCTCCGTGGCAGCGTCGAACGCGACCTCCGCGACCGGCGCCTCCCCAATGTTGCCGCCCTCCCAATCATCGAGCGTGTTCGTAGTCCCGAAGTGAGCGAACCCAACACCCAACCCAGCAGCCGACAAAGACGAATCCGTCGTCGAGGGAGTCGCCGTCGGGCTTCCGTTCCGGAACAGCCGCAGCGTGGTGCCTTCGACCTCGAGACGAGAGACGTCGCTGGTCGCGAATGCGTCGCCGTCGCTCGCGATGTTCGAGAATGACCCCGCAACGAACTTCGCGTACCCCGCCCCCGCCTCGTTATGGAAATAGCAATCGAACGTCCCTAGCGACGACACACGGCACGCGGGCCCGGAGTCCCCCGGGGTGCTGGTGAACCGCATCTGCGCGTACTGGTTCGCAGACGCCGCGGCACCCGAGTAGTAATAGAGCTTGTCGCCGCCAGCGGCGCCCACGACCTGGTTGGTGGTCAGGTTCATGTTGTCGCCCGCCACAGCTTCCGCCCACGGAGCGGCGAGCGGTGTCTCGTTCGCGCGGTTGAAATCGTCGGTCGCGCCACCCGAAGCACGCGGTGCCTCCCAGATGAGTTCACCAAGCCAGATTTCCCACCTCGTCCGTCCAGGGAGAATCGCTTTCCAACCGTTCGCCGGCGGGCTGTTCATCAGCGTCGCGATCACGTCACGCAACGACGTGGCCGCAGACACGTTTACTCCCAACCTGTTCTGTAGGAAGTTTTTTTGCTGATTCGACAACCCGTCTAGCTTGTCGTCACCGAGCAGCCGAGCCCGCGCGTCACTGAACGCAGCGGGAACCCATAACAGGCACGCGCTCAGGCCACCGCCGTCCAACCTCGAGGCGTCCGGCCGCAAGTCGATACCTGCCCACCCAGGTTGTTCCGATCCGACCGGTGTGAACGGGTCCCCGATCGTTCCCGCGCCCTGGTATTCGGAGAGGTAGAACGGCATCTAGTGGCAGGGTTCGTTTCTGACCACAGACGTGACCGCATAGTTGGAATCAATCGTGACGATCTGTGCCTCCCACGGATTGATCGTGGAACATGACGTCACATCGATCGGGCCGAACTCCCAACTGTTGTTCACGACTCGCAGCCCGGTCACTGATCCCGGCATACCCAGACGGAACGAGAACCCCTGCCCCATCACCAAGAGACGGTCGACCGTGACGCTGCCGATGTTCCCCTGGCCTCCCGGATACCAGAACGGGGCTGTGCCGCCGCAGCCGGGAACGTTGGGCGTCATGTCGATCGTTGTGTTCCGGACTGTCAGGCCGGCGGCGGTGTACCCCTGGATTCCGTCTCCGTGCCAGTCGCCACACGTCGGTGTCGGCGGCGTGATCTTGGCGTAGCTGTCCTCGATCGTGACCGGCCCGCACACCTGGTTGCTAGCCACGCGGAAACCTTCGTTGCGGTTCTGGATCTTCACCCGACGCGCCGTATAACCGCCATATGAGACGACGCCTTCGCCGTCGTTCGTGGCGGCTCCCGGTGCGCGCGGCAGAATCGACACGTCCTCCACCAGCAGACCGTTGCCGCATGTAGAGCCCACGTGGTTGTTGATCATCCCGCCGAGAATCTCGACCCGGCGGATCACGACGTTCTGACCGGTGACACGGATGTCAGCTCCGTCAGTCAAACGCACGTCCTGGAGCACTTGTCCGTTCTGGCTCAACGTGATGTCGCTCGAGGTCGTGGTCTGCGGCACCCAACCGGCAGGGACACCCGTGGTCGACGGGTTCGGGAACTGACCGGAGGACGGCGGACTCGGTGGAGGCGGCGGAGGCGGGGGAGGCGGGGCCACCGGGTATCCGGCACGACCGTCGCTCAACAGGTCTTCGACCTCGTAGCAACGCGACTCGCACCCAGTCACCTTCGCGAACGTCACCGACGTCCTATTGGGATCCCACGTGTGCGAGACCCGCTGACCGTTCGCGAAGAACACATACCCGACCACCCCGGACTGCTGATCCCAACCGAGCGTGATCCGGCTCGAGGTTTGCGACACCAGCCGCAGCTCGAAGTCCGCGCCCGCCGCAGACACGGTGAGCACAAGAAAGGCCGCTCCCGCGGCCCCAGCGAAGCGGATCCCGGGACGCATCTAGGCGGCGATCACCGTGATGTTGATGTCCAGGTCACCGATCGCGATCGTGAAGTTGTCGTTATCCGCGACAACCCGTGACGACGCGAAGTCGTCCGAGAACAGGAACGTGCCTGCCGTCGAAGCCGACCATGCCGACCAGTGCGATACCGTCTCCGACGCACCGGTCGGCTGCAGGTTCGTCCATTCGACCGCCGCCGAGTTAGTGATCGCGCCGCTCGCAGCGGCCGAGAACGTCACCGACTGACGGGTTGTGTCTCCCATCTGGTTCGACGTGCCTGCCGCGCCCGGGTCGCCCGTGTGCAGCTGAAGAAAGAACCCAGCCGGGTCCGAGTAGGCGACGCTGCGGCAGAGCGCGTCCAGGATGGCGTTTGCCTGTCCTACCGCGATTCCGACTGCCATTTCTGTTCTCCTGGTTTCAGGTGGGGAACCCCGGGAGCCACGACGGGGTTCCCCACGGGGTGAGCTCTTGTTACGAAGCCGTGGTGATCAGCGAGAACGCGCCGTCGTCCACGACTGCTGCCTCGAACGCGCCGACGAGGCCGACCTCGACACCGGCGATCGCCGGTTCCGACACGAACATCCGGACGGGTGCCCCGGCGTTCTCCGCGACAAGCAGCCCGTCGAGGTCACCGACGATGATCTCGCCGGCGTTCAGTCCACGCGACACGACGACCCGGAGCGGGCCGATTGCGCCCTGGCCGACGTCGATGAACTGTGAGAACGCAGCCGACGTCATCCCGAGCAGATACCCGAACCGGTCCGGCGCCATGATGATCGCGTTCGCGATCCTGCCGCTGTTCGCGAATACCTCGCCGTACCCGGCGCCGACCGCCGCGAGGAACGTCGCGAAGTCCGCCGACGTCGCGATCGGGCTCGAGACGTTGTTCAGGAACGCGGACGCAGAGACGACCGTGGCGGCGTCGGTCTCGGTCTTGAGCGCGTAGTCAGCGGCGATCGCCCTGAACCACAGGTCGAACGCCGACGGGGTTGAGAACTCGATCGCCTGCCAAGACAGGTTGCCGCCACCGAGATACGTGGTCGCGGTCTTCGTGACCATCGACACGTCCATCCCGGTGTTCCCGGCCTCGGTCTTCTGTGTGCCCTGGGCGGCAACGACCGGGGTTGCGTCGAGCTGCGGATACGTGACCGTGAGTTGCGTCAGCGTCGTCCGAGTCCCTGCCGCTTCGACCAGCGGCCTGCTGGAGTTCAGCACCTGGAAGATCTGCGCTAGATGCTGCGGCGGGCTGAGGCCGGCGATGTCCGACGTCAGCGTGCTTGCGGGTGCCCGCTCGAACGCCTCGAGCCGCTGCTCTGCCTTCTGAATCTCCGAGGTCGGAACCCCTGCGGCAGAGACCGCGCCTCGGGCATGGATGCTCTTGTGCGTGAGGAGCTGGTCGATCGCGATCTGACCGAGCGACCGGTAGATGACCTCGCCGTCCGGTCCCATGTCCGCGACACCACGCGCCGCGAGCGTTGCACGGCGCATCGCCTCGGACGCCGCGGCGGCGTTCCGGTCGGACGTGACCTGATCCGACCACACCGCGATTTCGCCGTCGTAGTAGGCGAGGTCGGACCGGTACTTAGCGAGCGTCTCGTTTTGCGTTGCGTCCGGTGTCTTCCCGTCGAGTTCCTCGAGCAGTTGGCTCATCTTGCCGTGAACGATTTCCCGCGCGTCTACGCGGTTCTGGAGCGTCCGCTCCGTGGCTGTGTCAGCCATCACCCTTCCTCCGATGAGTGGTTTCCGTCGGTTCGGCGGGTGCCGTCATCGGGGGTGCCGGACTCGTCCGGGGTGCCCTCATCGGGGTGCGCCTTCAGGTAGCGGTCAGGCAAAACGATCCCCTGTGCGCGCAACCGCTCGACACGCTCAGGGTCAATGTCCACCGGCAACAGGTCGGCGTCCAAAGTCTGTTCTTCGTCCTCGTCCGGCGTGCGTACAGCCAGGACGTCAGCACCGAGGTAGGCGCCATGCCGCGCGAACGCGAACCCGATCAGGTTGGCCTTCGCCCGTTGCATCACGCTGCCGGATTTCACGTTCCGTACCGGCACGAACTCAGCTGACACCGAAGGTAGCGCGCCACCGTTCAGAAGCTCCAGCGTCGCGTCACCGCCGGCGGTCTTGTGGATCGTCGACGTCAGGTGGTAACCGTCCGTCTCCTGTCGCAGCGACACGCCATGACCGACGATGTTCGCCGGACCCTTCATGTGTTCGTAGTTCGCGTGAATCCGGTTAGCCGCGTTGGTCTGATGGTCGAAACAGCCGCGCAGGAACTCCTCCTCGTACGGCGCGAAGTCCGGCGGATCAGCGACGGTTGCCACGGTGTCAAACGGCACGATCCGCACATCCACCGTCCTGCCCTCAACCTCGACGGCGGAGACCGCAATAGCCCGCTGCAGTACCTCGGTCATGTCCTGCCACCTCCGATAGCTGTCAACCCACCTGGTTGCTGAGCCGGCGAAGCCTTCGCCACGGTCGGCGGGTCAGAGAGTTGCGGATCGTCCTCGGCCTCAACGGAACCCTCGATAGTGACGTCCGTGGCGTCCTGCTGAACCCACTGACCGGCAGGAAGCATCTGCGCCGACAACGCATCCATGATCCGTTTCGACCGAGTCCGCAGCCGCGTCAGCCACCACGCACGCATCAACGCCTCAGGGTTCTGGTACACCAGCCCGCCGGTCAACGCGATGTTCAACAGGATCGCCGGAACCCCATAAGCAGCGGCGAGCACGCGGGCGTTCCAGTCCTGCGTCTCGAGCAGCGACAGGTCCGCCGGGTTGATCGACAACGGCTCGAACGACCAGCCCTGACCTAGCACCGGAGGCGCCGCACCTCGAGCCGTCGTCCTGGCCACCCACTGCGTCTGCGCCGCCTCAGCCTGCTCAGCCGTCAACCGGTTCTCCGACTTCAGCACCGCCTGCGGAATCCCGCCCGCCGACACGTTCTGCGACTGATCGCCCGCCGCCAACAACGAATACGCCGACTGGGCGAACGCCCTGATCGCGCTCGTCCCGTGCGCCGCGGTCGTCGGGTTCCGGTCAATCTGAACCACCCGCGACGGCTCGAGCTCCCGGTCACCAAGCTTGAACACCTTCCGGCCCGTCTCCGTGTCAAACCGCGGCTCACACTCACTCGACGGGATCACCGTCCACCTGCGCGGATACCCCGACGCATAGAAGTCCGTCACGTACTGCAACGACCAGCCCCACCCGTCAATCTGGTCGTTGATCGCGTACAGCGCGTCACCGATCCCGTTCGGAAACTGGACAGGGTCAGGCGACGACACCCACGCCGGCTCATCCACCCCCGGCGGACCGTGCCACTCGACCCTCATCGCGCTGATCTGCGACGCGTTCAAATCCTGGCACACGTTCGACACCCACACCCGGCTAGCGAGGTCCGCGGTGCCGAACACCGACATGCCCGCGTCCCACTCGTTGTAGATGTTCGGAAGAATCGAGTTCCACAACGACATGCGAGTGCCCTCGAGCGGCTCCGGCGGATCGATGATCGTGACGCGCTCGAGCGCCGCCTCGCCCATCCAACCGGCGCGCAAGAACCTCGGTCGTCTCATCAGAACACCTGCATCGCGTTGCCAACTCCCGTCGACGCACCAAGCGCCAACGTCACCGCCACAAGCGGGCTGATGTTCACCGTCGAATGCTTCCGACCCCACGCCGACGAACCATCACCAATCGGACGCGCCTTCGCACCACGGATCGCATCCCTAAGTTCCTCCGACCCCAAGTGACACACCTCACCCTCCGACACCATGTCGACGAACCGGCCCCACGCCTGACCATGCTCCGTCGCGTTCACAACCTCGATCCGCAACCCCGCGTCCTTTAGCGGCTGCAACAGCGAGCTCGCCGGCCCGGTCGCATCGACAACCCAGCACTCGAACAGCCCCCGCTCGTCCATCTGCACGATCCGATCGACCATCCAGCCGGTGCCCACCCGGTGCTCGTGCACCTCCACCTGGAACACACCCCGGTCGTTCCGGCCCGCGACCGCAATCGACCCGTTGCGCTCCGGGCTCACATCGAACGCACCACAGAACGGCTCCTCCAACGTGCCCGCCCGCTCCGTCAGCTTGTCCCACACGTCGATGCTGACGATCGTGTCCTCCAACCCGTCCGTCCGCGGCCAATCCCCCACACCGAACAACTCAACCGCCGCCGTACGAACCGGCATCACCTCGATCTCATCAGCCATCGTCTCCGGCGCAATCAACCCCTCAGCCATCGACGGATTAGCCTGCAACCACAACCCGCGGTCATGAACATCCTCATCCGTCAACTCCGACGGATGCTCGAACGGCGCCGACCACTCGTGCCACGACACACGCGGCGACTCAGCCCACCCCTTCTCCCGGATCCGCGCGAACGTGATCCCATGCTGATGAACCTCCTGGTCAACCGCGCTGCCGGCATAGATCGTCTTGTGACCGAAGCACCCGCCCGAAGCTCTGAGCATTGGCTTCTGCGCGCCAACCACCACATCCGGAATCACCATCGCCTCGTCCCACACCAACAGGTCACCCGAGTAGCCGCGGCCACCGCCCTTCGTCCGAGCCCGAAACACGATCCGCGTCCCGTCCTTCAACCTGATCGACTCCTGGCCGTTCGCATGCACATACCCGCCGCGGTCCTTCACCTTCGCGTGCAACGCCGGCGAGTCCTGAATGAACGCCTCGAGTCGCATCTGATGTTCCAGGCTCGTCGGGAACTCGTGCGCCGTATGCATCACAACCTCGTACCCGTGACCGGCGCCGTACTCGAACGCGATGAACCCCTCGACGACCTGGAGGATCACGCCCTTCCCGTTCTGCCGGCTCACGTCCAACCCGTCATCCGCCGCAACGAACTTGTCGACCTCGTCCAGCGCCAACAACCCCTCAAGCACGAGCTCCTGCCACTCGTACAGATGACCGCCGTTCGCCTTCCACCACGCAACCGCATCCTTGCCAAGTGACCTCGAATGCGGCGGCACCCACACCCGGCGCGGCTCAATCAAAGAACGACAGACACTCTCGACTCGAACTTCCGGTTCGTCGCCCGATTACACCGCCGATGCTCCGGGCCCCGATACCGCCGCGTCCCAGGCACATGCCCCAAATCCCACTCCGCACCAGGCTCGATCACGAGCCCACACCTCGCACACCGGCATGTACCCCGAGCCACAACCCCCGCGAACGACCGACGCAAAGCCTGATGCGCCGCGCCATACCCACGACCAGCCGTAGACAGCCTAGACAACGGCCAAACGCCCGGAGAGAGAGGGGAAGAC